AATATTAAATACCCTAGAGGTAGATAATTTCCCAGTTGAGGCTTTTTTTGTTATTGCTCGAAAGGAGGCAATAAATCATAGAGCAGTCTTAGTTTCTAACAATAAGAATACTAAGAGAGTTAATAACATTTTACTAGCATCTAAGGGGGATGCTGCCCTTGTTGCTGATATTTTATATGCAACTCGTATAAAGTTAAAGCATAGAGGGGTTCGTAAAATAAACGAAAGTAATTCTCGAGAATGGGCAAATTGTAAAAAGCTTGCAGAAGTATGTAATAACTTCTGTGAAGATTTCAAATTTGATACCCGGGAAGGTTTTATTAAATACATTGAGACTGGGTTAAAGAGGATGACTGATTATCGTAATGTTATGCAAAGGTTATTATCCATGCAGGAGAACATTACTAATCAGATAGATGCTGAGATAGAATTACAACATTCAGATTTAGAACTTACTAAAGAGATACATGATTATTTCATAGGTAAGATTGCTAAGGCAACTGGTATATATGAGTCTTATGAAAATCAACCCGAGAAGTATGTACACTTTGCAAAGGTAGGTGAATTCCTAAAAGAGGAGGGCTGGAATTATAAGACCTTCATCGATGCTCAGTTTGAATCTCTTGCATGGTGCAATGGGTTACCGGATATTGCACAAATGTATACGGATAAAGCAATTGAAAGATACAATAAGTATTTATATAAATATAAGAATAAACAACTACTTGAAGGTGAACCAGAAGTTGAAGGTTCCCTTTGGGATAAAATAAGAAAATGATATGAAAGGTTTACAATTTTTCGGAAACAGAGTAGAGGATGCAGCTAATGCTTTTATAGATGTCCTCAAGTATTCAGACCAATCCGTGGATTATCCAGATTTTAAGGATATCGACCCTTGGCCTGATGAGATAATTAATATGTTCTATGTGATTTGGAAGAATGCCAAGTTCTCAGAACTAAGTGCAATTATTATGTATACCCAACAGTCTTCTAGATTCGAGGAGGTATCAGAATTGATGTTGGGTATTGGTTTGGTAGAGATGAGACACCTTGATAAGATATCGGACTTTTTACAAAAGGCAGATCCCTATGAGGATTACTCTACCATGAATATTAATCCTACGATTGAGATTGGTTCTACTTGGGAACAGGCTTTAAAGATTGCTTTGAATTCCGAGATAGAAACTATTGGTCACTACAAGAAAATTCAAAGAGCAATTGCTCAATACGAAGAACGCCCAGATTACGATGACGTGAATTATTTCCTTGAGAAATTGATTGCGGATGAGGAGCATCATATTAAACTTCTCAAGGAAGCAATGGGTATGGATAAATCTACTAAGGGTGTAACGGTAATTATCAAATGAGTAGGATAATCATACAGAATGGAAATATGTGCGAACTCGACTTACCTCTTAAGTTCGCACAAAAACTTTATAATGAGTTCGCTATTCGACATCCAAATGCTTTCTACTTACGTACAAGGCAAAGAGGTATGCAGAATTGGGACGGTAAGATTCATTACATCACCAAGACTGGGCAATTTAAAATAGGTTTACTTCCCAAAGTATACGATATGTGTATTGAGATGGGGATTAAACCTAAAGTTGTAGATATGAGACAACCTTTACCTAAAGTCAGTAAAGTAGTTACGAATATAGGCAAATATAAATTAAGACCAGAGCAAGAGAAAGCTGTTAAGGCAGTTATCAATAATAAGATAGGGAATACACCTTTTCATATTGGCGTATTAGATTACACTGTTAATGCAGGTAAAACACTTATCATGTCGTCTTTATATTTATCCTATAAGAAGCAGTTAAAGACTTTGCTAATAACTAATGATTCGGATTGGTTAAATCAAGCTAGAGAAGAATTTAAGCAATATCTTCCCGGAGAAGATATCACTTTTGTTCAAGGCAAGGTTTTAAACTGGAGTAACTTTACTATAGGTATGGTTCAATCTATTTCGAGAAATATGAGATTCTATCAAAAGGAATTATCTCAAATAGATATGGTACTTATAGATGAGGCTGACCAAGGAGGTAGTAAGCAATATCAGAATGTAATCACTCGGTTATTTAATACCAGAATTCGTATAGGATTATCTGGTACGATTTATATGAGTAAGCTTGCTAAGGATAGGGTTAAGAATATGAACTTAGAATGTTTCTTTGGTAAAGTACTTGCTGAGTTCAAACTCAAGGATTCTATCAAAAAGGGTTACTCAACAAAAACCGTTGTAAAGATGGTACCTGGTAAACCCTGGTATGGTAATTGGGAATCTGATTGTATTTCCTATAAGGAAATATACGATGATTCAATCACCAATTGTTATACAGCTTGGTTAATGGCTTATAATAGATTACTATGGAACCTTAATCAAGGCAGATACCCTGCTCTCGTAGTATGCAAGCATATTGCACATTGTGAAAATCTATATAAGTTCTTTAAAAAGAAACTGGGCGATGCCTATAATATTGCCTATGTGCATGTTAATACTCCTTCTAAGTTAAGACAACAAATAATGAAGGATTTTAGAGAAGGTAAAATAGATATCCTGGTATCAACTACAATCATTGCTCGAGGTAAAAACTTTCCTAAGCTTAGGTATTTACTTAATGCAGCAAGCATGGATAGTCAGGAAAAATCTATTCAGTTTCTTGGTCGTTTGGTAAGAACCGATAAATCGAAAAAGAAAGTATACCTGGATGACCTTCATTATCCTGGCCCTTATTTAGATAGGCATGGTAAGCATAGGAAGCAATATTATCAGAGACAAGAATTGAAAGTAATATTGTTAGATAAGCTATGGAAGAAACATCCTAACCATAGCCTTATTAAGAGTTAACTAGAAGTACTATGAGTATTTACTTTTTCTCCGTAGGAGGAAAAGAAGATTACAATTAATAAGCATATAGGCATTATGAATAATGATAAACTAATATGTATCAGAGATGAGGATGATAATAAACTAACTACTCTATTATCAGATGGTTGGAAGATAATCCAAATCTCTGCATCCGGTATTTATTGCTGGGTACTCTTAAGGAAACCCAATAATACTAAAAAGAAAATCAAAGGCTTTCAGTGATGGAGAAATATATTTTAATTACAGCGGTTGTTATTATGATAATAATACTCGCTTTAGACTTCATACTTTCTAAGGATGGCTATCAATGCCATTCATGTAAGAAACGTTTTCATAAAGAGGATTTAGAAATCAAGGGATGGCATTTAAAAGAATGGGTCTGTCCCCATTGTAAACACCTTAATTACACTTATGATGAAGAAGATTAAAGAATGGTTTAAGTCGTTTAAGTCTCTTGTTGTGGGAGAGGTACATAATCCTAAACATGTATTCAACTGTAGAGATTTGATATGGATATCAAACTTGGAAACTTCTCAAAATACCCCCGAATGTTTTACTCATTTCTTTTGTTTGTACTGGAGTAATGGTATGGTAGTCAAAGTATGTCAAGAGAGCCATGATAGAAATTCATACCAAGAATTATATAAACTCAGGGAACTATTTATTAATAACATCGGTTATTCCTATGTTCCCATAGAAGATAACAGTGAGATATACATTTATTATAAACGTAAAAAAGACATATAATGGCTAAGTATCATTTATATATACGGGCAATTCCTGGGTATCTGGGTTATTATGCAACTGTAGATGGAGATATACTTAAGAAAAGAGGTAATTCTCTTTTTAAACTTACTCCTACCAAAGTTCATAATGGTTATTATACTGTTAAAATTATACACAGAGTTAAGGTTCATAGGTTAGTAGCTTTAACTTTTTTGCCTAATCCTAATAATTATCCTATTGTAATGCACAAAGATAATAATCCAGAGAATAATAGGGTAGGTAATCTTAAGTGGGGAACCCAATCTCAAAACATGAAACAGATGGTTAATGAGGGTAGACAAAGAAAATCTAAAATAATTAATTATAAATCTGAGGTATTAACCCTACATTCTCAGGGTTTTTCTATCCCTGAAATAATCAAGTCTGTGGGGATCAGTAAAACTTCAGTACATCGTATAATAAAAGGGAAGCTATGAGTAAGAAAAGTAAACCAAAAAAATTACCCGATTTAAGTAAACAAGATATTTTAACACCAATAGATTTAACTCAGTTGGGAACTAATGGTGATGTTTGCTTCGGTATTGGGTATGACCTATCAACTAAAGAGTGTAAGCTATGCGGAGACTCAGAGCTATGTGCATTCAAGATGTCTCAGAACTTGAATATCACAAGGAAAGAGCTAGAACAGAAGAATCAATACAAGGATTTGGATGTATTAGAAGATACGGTTGGTATCAAGAAATACATCCGAGGCTTGATTCGGAAAGGGAAAGACAGAAAAGAGGTTATTACCAAAACCGTTGAGAAATTTGAAGTACCTAGAAAACGTATTAGAGAACTTTATAAAGAGTGTATTAAATAATGAAACCAATAGAGATGATATGGGCTATGTTCAAGGTATACCTTAACAACCCAAACTATTTTGTAAAGCAAGAAGATGTACTTGCTAATTTATGTATGGAGGGTTCTACCGATGTAATCAGGATGTGTAATTCATTGGGAGTACATGTTTCTAGACCCGAGAAATTAACCTTTGGACAACTTTTACGTAAATGTAATATATTATGAACAGATTTAGATTTATCAAAGTAAGGGAGGTAATATCTCCCAACAGAGCAAACCCCAATGATGCTGGGTTAGATTTTTATGTACCAACTAATTTATATCCTGAGGATATTCATGACAAGAACAAATTTGATTCAAATGGGTATATTTTAGATATTCCATTTAATGAAAATTTCGTAAGGCATATAGCTTTAAAACCAGGTCATCGTATACTTATCCCATCGGGTATCAAAGGTTTGCTAGAACCTCCTGCATCTATGTTAATGGCAGCAAACAAATCTGGTATAGCTACTAAGAAAGGATTAATCTTTACTGCCGAGATAGTGGATTCTCCCTATGTTGGAGAGATACACATTGGAGTATACAACACTTCTCAAGAAGCCCAGGTTATTGAAGCTGGCCAGAAGCTGGTACAATTTATTCATGTACCTATCTATATTACTGAACCAGAAGAGATTCAACAAGAGGAATTTTATACTGAATCACAAATGTGGGGAAGCAGAGGAGATAAAGGATTTGGTTCATCTCAAAACATAAAATAGTGGACATAAGGAATATAAATGAACAAGTGCCTCAGGTAGAAGAAACTGAGGCACGGATACTACAAGAAATGTATGATCTTGGGATAGAACAATTCTTTGGGTATAAAGAGATAGAAAGGTTACCTGATTATCCTTTAGATATAAATAACCCAAAGAACCAAGTTATCCTAAAGGATTTTATTGGTAGGGTTATTGAGGAATTAACCGAAGGATTCGAATCTACCGATGAAGTAGTATCTATATATCGTGATTATGGATGGAATAATGATTGCTTAACCTCAGAAGAATACACTCAGGTATTAAATCATCTAGCAAATGCAAATGAGGAACAAGCAGATGCCTTGGGATTCTTCTTTACTTTGCTTTTGTATTCTAATATATTGCCAGAAGATATTCTGAAATACCAAGATGCAAAGAGTTTATTTGAGGTAATGGCAATCGGAGTCAAAGACCTACTTATCAAGTACCCAGATCATCGAAGTGTAAGGAAATATCCTATATTAAGTTCAACCGATTGGGCAAGAGAGGATAGGGCAGAGTATGATAAGATAGTTTCTTATACCCCAGGTTTTCATGAAATGAGCGAGATATCTCATGAAAACGAGAAGCTATATTTATGGGAAGTAATATATGAACTCAATAAAGCAAGGAACTTCCTTAAATGTAGACCCTGGAAACAAACTCAAGTGATGACTAAAGAAATAGATTTTCAGGAATCATTAGTAAAAGCTTTCTATCTCTATATGGGATTCTTAGCCATGAATGGGTTTACTCCTTGCGGATTATTTAGTTTATTCTTTAAAAAACAACGTCTCAATTTATGGAGACAAAATACTAATTATTAATGTCAGGGTGGAATAAGAAATTAGAGGGACTTCAACTTAATCCGGAGGAGTCCCTCCATTCGTTAGAATTTGCTACTTCACAAGAGGCATGGGAAAAACTCAATGAGGGATTCCTAAGATTAGAGCCTGCTTTATTTGGAAAGGGGGCTATGGCTAATAGTGGGGTAGCAGTAGTGTATAACGTATTTATAAAGATACGAAAAGCATGGGTAGACCCAGAATTTGATTATGGGCGGTGTTTCAATTATAAAGAAACTAAGTGGACTAGCTTATTGAATAACTACATAGATTTTAATAAGCTTGATTTGTTGCGTAGTAAACTGAGAGTACTGAGAAATAAGTATAATCAGAATTACAATATAACCTATATGTTTAACAATCATCATGATAACGGTAAACAATGTCTAATAGCTGCGACTTTTTCAAAACGATTCGGGGAGGACATCCCAGTTATTACAATGGTAGTTCGGGCTTCGGAAATTACCAAGAGGTTAATATTCGATTTCCTATTAATTCAACGAATGTCAGAGTACGTATATGGGCCGGACCAGTCAGTACAAATCAACCTATTTGCGACTCAAATGTACGGAAATGTGGAGACACTTTTAATGTATCATACCCATAAACCTTTGAAGAAGGTACTTAAAGGAGCAGAAGAAAATTCGTGGAATAAAAGAGTAAAAGAGATATGGAAAAAATTCCAAAAGGGCACAGAGAAGGAATTCTCTTCATTCAAGGTATTCTTTAGAAGTTTTAAAGTGCTTCGACCAGATTTATATGAGGAAACATATAAATCAATGAAAGCAAAAGAATTACTTCTTGAATACGAGGATATAGAATACCCGGAGAATGTAATCTCTTACTCTCAACGTAAAGCCTATAAAAAGAAACTTTTAAAACAAAAGAACAATGGAAGCTAAGGAATTTTTAAATCAGAAGCGTATAGGATTAGTAAACAAATTCTATTACCAAGTTTTTGAGATTAAAAAGAACGGGGGAGAACCAGATATACCCTTGTTATTAAAAGAGGTAGAGGATTTTGATGATTTTGTATATCGCTACTGGCATATGACCTGGGTTAGTTCTACAATGTCATACAATTAAATATTTATATTATATGAGGATATATTCTAACAGTTTTGAGTTGATGTCCGAAATGGGCAGAGAACTCAACAGTTATGGTCAAACTGTAAAACCAAAGACCTATCAGAATAAAGTGATTGAAGGTAATGAGGATTTTATTACAAAAGAACTCATTTGCCAACAATATTGTTTAACTTCACTTGGAGACCCAATATGGTTATTCGTATTCTCTCATTCAAAAGAATGGGCAGATGCTGAGTTCCAAGAAAGGATTGATACCTCTGATATAATTAATCCAGGTAAAGCTTGGGAATTAAGAAAAGATTTATGGGAACAGTTCTTGGTAAATGGTAAATTTGATTATACCTATAATGAGAGAATCATCCATGTTATTAAACCATTGATAAGATTACTGAAGGACGATAATGACACTCGTAAAGCAGTATTACCAATATTCAATGGTGATATGGACGGATTAGATACCGATTGGTATGATGGTAGTAGACGTATACCCTGCTCTATGTATTATGACTTCCTTATCCGTCAGAATGGTAAAGGAGAAAAGGTATTACACATTTGCTATCACCAAAGAAGTTCGGATTTTGTTACTCACTTTGGTAGTGATGTATACCTTGCATGGAGACTAATGGAATATGTAGCTAAAGAGGTAGGAGTAAAACCTGGTTACTTATATCATGCCATAGATTCTTTACATGCTTATAAGAAAGATTGGATAGCATTAGCTTCTAATCTGGAAGACTTACAAGAGAAATACTAATATACGAGGGATGTATCTACTACTGGGGGGTATGTCCCTTTTTCTATTTTAAAATATGGAGACACGGTATACAATAATAAAAAACAAGAGAGAGCTTAAGAAACTTATTGCTTGTTGTAAAGCTACAGGTTATGCTTGCTGTGACTATGAAACAAATGCAGAACCTATATATAATAAGGGTTTTAAGCCAACTATACTCTCAGTATCCTGGATGCCAGGGTTTGGTGCTTCCATTCCTTTAGACCATTTCGAAACAAAAGATTATACTTCACCCGGTTGGAATTGGAAAAAGATGCTAAGGAAATTTGGGGAAGAGGTAATCGAGAATTATGACATTGTAAAGGTGGCATGGAACTGGAAGTTTGATGACCAGATAAACCAAAAGTATCGAATATTCTATAGAGGTACTTGTTTAGATGGTATGCTTGCAAAATATGTTCTTAATGAGGAAAAACCCCATGACCTAAAATCAATGGTAAGAAGGTATTTGCCTGAGCATGGTAATTATGAGAAACAAGATGCTTTTGATAAAATACCTTGGGATAAAAAAGAATTAGACCCACTTTGCCATTATGGGTGTCAAGATACAGATTATACTCTTAGGTTAATGATATTCTTTGAGAAGAAGTTGGTGGATTTAGGTATGTATTCGGTATTCCGTAATTTATTCATGTGTAATTCACGAGTACTAACATCGGTAGAAAAGGAGGGATTATATCTAGATACTGAGTTCAATAAAAAGCTTCTGGAAGAATATAAACCAAAAATAGATGCTGCTAGACAAGCAATATATGACTTGCCAAGAGTAAAGAAATTCGAAAAGAAGTACAACCAAGAAAAGATTGATAAGTATATTCAATCTATCGAATCAGAACTTGAAGAGTTAGATTATAATGACCCAAAGGATAAACGGAAGATTGCATCAAGGGAACAGAAAATCTCAAATATCAAAGCAGGTATATTCACAACTAAAAAGGAACAAGAATTAATAAGGCCCATTAATTTGGGTAGCCCAGTTGATTTACCTGCATTGATGTATTCAGAAGATGGCTTTCATTTTGATGTGATTAAGGATAATGAATCTGGTAAACCAAGTACTGATGAAGAAACTCTTACTAACCTTAGGTTAACGATTAAAAAGCCAGATTCACCAAAGGCAATATTCCTTGATAAGCTTCTTGAATTACGAGGGTTAGAGAAAATGTATAAGACCTATATTTATGGATGGTGGGAAAAGGTACAAGATGATTCTAGATTACACGGTAGGTATAATATACATGGTACAGACTCTAATCGGTTTAGTTCTGCAGACCCAAATATGCAGCAGATACCAAAGACATCGGTAGACCCCAATATCAAGAAACAATTAGTTGCTCCTCCGGGATATTTATATATGGCATTTGACTACTCACAGGCAGAGTTAAGGATGATGGCTCACCTATCTGGCGATGAAACCTATCTTGATGCTTTTGCAAAGGGGGCTGATCCTCACTTAGGTATAGCAGCAGCAAAATATGGAGTATCAATTGAGGAAGCCTCTAAAATATACGAAGATGAAAATCATCCTGACCATAAATTATGGAAGACTAGAAGAAAACAAGCTAAGCAAATTGCATTCGGTTTGATTTATGGTATTGGAGAAGCTTTACTTGCAGTAAAATTATCCGACCCAAAAGCTGGTATTATAGTTACTAAAGAAGAAGCCCATAAAGAAATGGCAGAGTTCTTTGAGAAACATCCAAAGATACTTAAATTCAAAGAGAAGCAAGAGAAATTCCTGCGTAAGCATGGGTATTATACCCAGTTATTTGGTACTAAGAGAAGATTACCCCAGATATACTCAAACGACAAACAAGAAGTTGCTTATGCTATTCGTTTGGGACTTAATTTCCCATGTCAAGGTGCTGCAGCAAATATGACCAACTTCGGAGCTATTCTTGTTTATTGGTTAATGCGACAAGGTAAATTACCAATGATGAAAGAAGCTTGTACGGTACATGATGCAGTATATATGTATTCTAAACCAGAAGATATAAATACATGGACTGTATATACCATTTGGAATATCCTACGTAACCCAAGTACTAAGAAGTATTTCGGTTTTCAAGTAGATGACGTAACTCTATCAATGGATTTTACAATAGGCCGGTCTATGGCAGAAGAATTACCATTTATGCCCGGATATGATTATACTAGAATGTTAAAACCAGACTTTTCGGTAGAAGAGTACATGGAGGAATACCATAAGTTTAAGACTCGTAAAATTGGTAATTTTAGTGCAGCTTCACCAGAAGTATTTATGGAACTATATAAAAAGGAAATCCATAAATATCAACGAGAATATGAAAAATCGAGAAAAGGGTAATATACCCGGGTTTAGTAATTATTACATATCCCGTACTGGAAAATTATACTCGAAATTTACTGGTAGTTGGAAATTAGTAAAACCTGCTATGAAAGATAATGGTTATTTATCTAACTCTTTAGTAGGAGATGGTGGTAAACGGAAGAACTTTTATAGACACAGGTTAGTTGCTTCTATTTACATCCCTAACCCAAACAATTATCCTCAAGTATGTCATAAAAATAACAATCCAGAGGATAATCGGGTAGGTAATTTATATTGGGGTACAGCTAAGATGAATATGGGTCAGTGTATAGAAGATAAAAGATTCTATTTTGTTGGTAAAGAACGAGAACGTAAGGTAAATGTAGAATTATTAATTTCTAGGTATATAGAGGGTATACCAAGAAAAGATATACTAGAAGAATTCGGTATATCAACTGGAGTATTATATAAAATATTACGGTATAATAACATAAAACTAAGGAAATGAAGAAGATTTTAAACGGGCCTACGGTATGGAGGGCTAAATGCCCAGTATGTGATTGCGAATTTGAATATGATACCAGTGAAACTTTTGGGGTTTATAATAAATCTGGGGATTATTTTAGGATAGTACAATGTCCTAATTGTAAAACTAATATAAAGCATTCAGATTCAGTATCTACCATTACAGGAGTGAAAAGAGAAGATACTATGTCTACATAAATAATATAAATTTATGGAATTATGGCAACACAGAAAGAGATTGATAATGCAAGTAAGTTAACTGCCCTTACTTATATGGTTGCAGGTTGCTTAGGTTATTCTATCGAAAATTTACTTAAGTATTTAGATGTGGTTAATCTAAGGTTGAGTGGACAAGAAAAAATGTTACTTAACCGATTAAAGACTCAGTTATCTCAAGTACAAACTAATCTTACTACTTTAGAGGGATTGGCTTTTAAAGTAATGGCTACGGATGAGGATGGTAAACTTGCTTATGAAGATGCCACCCATATTTATTGGGCTGCATTTTTAGCATTACTCGATAGAGGTGGTACTGATAACTTATGCGACTTAAGATTAATGGCTTTGGTAGATAAGATAAGCATCTATAAATCTCTTCTTAATTTGCCCGGTATGAAACTCTCTTATCAAATGGCTTTTGCTCAAGTAACTAAAGCAATAAGCAAAGGGGAATTTAGTAAAGAAGACTTTAAAAACCTATTAGAAGTTTATGAAGACGGAGCTAAAGAAACTAAAGGTTAAATTTGAGGGTAGGTCCCTAGAAATAGATATTCAAAAAGAATTGTCTATCAATGAGAATATCATTAATTCTCAGCTACGAGAATCTCCTTCTAGTTATTATATTCTTTGTTCTCTTAGAGATAAGTATATAAAGGAAAGAGATTTACTAGCAAGGGAAAAGGATGAAGCCTATTCCAATGCTTGGGTATATTATAAGGATGCTAATGAAAGGTGGAATAACGAATATGTTTCTCATAAGGCAAATCTTAACAAGAAGTATTCTTCTATTTATGAGAGATACTTAAAAGCTGTAGAAAAAGCAAATAAGTTCATAGCTATATGTAAAGCCTATGAGAGTCGGGAGAATATACTAAGAACTATTAATGCGAATCTAAGAAAGGGTTAACCCATTGAACTATAATTAATTACTAACTTTTAAAAACAGTATTAGAATATGAATTATTCAATGACATTTATCTCACCTCTTGTGGCTGAGAAATTTAATCAAGAATTACCTGGATGCCCTACAGAAAATCGGGTACTTATTTTATCTCCAAAGGAGGTAAATCAAACTAAATCCGGTTTGATTATCCCTGAACAAGTAAAAGAGGGAGTTCCTCGTAAAGGGGTTGTAGTAAAGAGTGGGGAAATTACCGAAGAATACAAAACCTACCGAGAATTGGTTGCTGTAGGTAGAATAGTTACCTATGGTTTGTATGCAGGTAAAGAACTTGAATTCGAAACGGACAAACTATCTCCTGCTCTCAAACAACTTTTAGAGAAAAACGTTCTTACCGTATTGAGTATGAACGAAGTAGTTTACTCAGAACCGAATAATTAAAACTAATCATTATGATAAAAGACAAGAAGAAAAAGAAAGTTTCATCAGAGGGACTTTCTACAAAAGAAAAGATGCTAGCTAGAAAGAAACAGCTAGAATCCAAGGGAAATGGTAGTGGGTTAGTATATCCAAAAGAGGGAACTCTGAGGATGAGAATTAAATCTCCGGGTGATGACCAAGAATTGGGTATCGAAATTATTCAATTCTACCTGGGTGGCAATTTGGGAGGAGTTATATCTCCGGCTACTTTTGATGAACCTTGCCCATTCATGGAGAAATACCAAGAATTGAAAAACTCCAAGGATGAAGATGACAAGGAACTTGCCAAGAACCTGGTACCAAGAAGAAGATATGTTATCGGTGGTATCATTTACTCAGATGAAAAGGGTAGTAAGGTAGATTACGAAGGCAAAGATAAGGGAGTTTTAGTTCCTCGCTCAGTATACCAGGATATCATTGACCTTTACCTTGATGAAGATGAGGCAGGTGATATGACAGATCCAAAAACTGGATACGATATCAAGGTAATTCGTTCCGGGTCTGGTAAACTAGATACCACTTATTCTGCCCGTGCTTGCAAACCAACTAAGTTGGACAAGAAATATCAAGGTACAATTGACCTTGAGGGGATAGTTCGTTCTCAAATCAAATCCTATGATGAGTTGGAAGATTTACTTTCACAGTATCTAAACGAAGACCATGGGGATGACGATGATGACGATAAGTCAAAGAAGAAAAAGAAAAAGGGAGTTCACAAAGACCATTACATGGAAGATGATGAACCTAAGAAAAAGAAAAGAAAATACAAATCGGATATTTAAGGGTTAGTAATATGGTTTCATTCGAAGGTGGTAATTAGATTCGTTCTGTTATCACCTTCTTTAGTTTAAAGACATTACATTATGGCAAAGAAATCTAAGGTTGGTTTAAAAGTACCAACAGCAAATGAGATGGCAAAGAAATATGGAAGTATGATTAAATTAGCTTCAGAAGTTACTGATACCGATTTATATATACCATCTACTTTCTTTGCTCTGAACTACTTATTCGGTAAGGGTATTCCTTATGGTAAAATCGTTGAGATTGCTGGAGAGGAATCCTCTGGTAAATCTTTAGTGGCTTATAACTTTGCTTATGCTACTCAACAACTTGGAGGTCATGTGATATGGGTAGATGCTGAACAATCCTGGATGAATTCATGGGCTGAAATCAATGGAGTAGACCCTGCAAGAGTAACTATTGTTAATGATACCCGTATTGAATATATTGCAGACGTAGTAGCAGACTTAGCAATTTATTTACGTTCTCAATTAACTCACAATGAACCGATACTCTTAGTAATCGATTCCATTGCAGCTACTGACTGTACTGATAATATAGATGCTAAGATGGTTGATGGTAAGGCAGAGATGGGAGGTAGAGCAAAGGCTCTTTATAAATACTTCCGTATCAGAAGTGAATTATTCTACAAACTGGGAGTATCTCAGATATATATTAACCAATTAAGAACTGCTTTGAATGTCGGATTTGGAAAAGATAATACAACAACTACAGGAGGTGCAGCACTTAAGTTCTACGCTTCAATCAGAGCTGCTTTCTATTCAGGAAGGTCTGTTACCATTAAACAAAATGGGAAAGAAAGGAAAGCTGGGAAACTTGTCACTATCAGACTTATTAAAAATAAAGTTGCGCCTCCTCGACCTACAATCAGCAAATGCCCTGTATATTTCAATCCTAAATTCCACGAAGTCGGGTTTGACAGATGCTATGCTTTAGAAGATGTATTGGTAGATACCGATGTAATCGAAAAAACTACTGGTGGGTATAAATTGAAAGGTAAAACTCTTGCAAGAGGGGAAGAGAAATTCCAAAAGCTTTTGGAAGAAGACGATGAACTTCGTAGAAAACTTTTACGGAAAGCCGGAGTAAATACCATAGGTACTACTAAAAAGCAACTGGAGAAAATAGAAACAAATCTATTCCCAGTCGATGGTGTAGAATATGAAAACTATTCAGATTCAGAAGAGGAGGAGGAAGACGATGAATAAGAAAGAGGTAGAAGGTATAGAGAAAGTAATTAAAGAGTACCTTAAGAAAAATTTGAGAATGGAATCTAGGGTTAGGTATCTAGATGCTTATAGCCCACCCGAGAATTATTTAGATGTATATCTTGGAGAGGAAAAGATTCAAGAAGTTTCACTTTATGAATTAGATTTTAAATGATATGAGTAAGAAAACACAATTTACAAGGTCCAAGAATAAGATAGGTAGTCTGTCTTGGACTTCTCCAATCTATACTCATGGAGAAGGTAAGTATCAGAATAAAATACTTCATGATAATATCCCAGGATATCCAGGATACCACATCTCTAAGAGAGGTAAAATATATTCAAGGTGGGATGTTAATGGTAAGGGTATATTAAACAAAAGATATCACTTAAAACAACCTCATCTAAATAAGAATGGGAGGTATATAGTAGGATTATCTCAACCAGGTATAGGTACTACAAAATGGTTATTACACAGATTAGTGGCTTTAGTTTATATACCTAATCCCGAAAATTTACCCTATGTTTGCCATAAAGATAATGTACCTACTAATAATTCAGTTAAGAACCTTTATTGGGGTACACAAAAAGACAATATGTCTCAAGCTTCTAGGGATGGGAGGATGGTAAACAAATTAAAAGGTAAATGTATCAAAGGTACAGAGATTCAAAGGTCATATATACCTAAGTTGATAGGTATGGGGTTTACTAGAAAAGAGGTATCAGAGATAACCGGGCTGGGACATCAACTAA